AGCGCGGCTCGCGGGGAAGCAGCAGGAGACCATGTGGAATCACCGCGCCGAGTCTGAACTGATTGGAATCGGTGACACTCAGCCGACTAATAGCCTGTATCTGACGAATCTCGGTGGAGATTACGACGGACTGTGGACGGTGCTTGGGGTCGAGTTTGCGTTCGAATACACGGGAATGTTTCGGATGAGGTGCGATCTGGGGACCGAGAGTCTGGGAGTTCCCCAAGTCCTGCCGAGTAGTCAGCGAAAGGTGAAGCTCAAGCCGAGCACTTCGCATCGCAGCCCAACGGCCATCTTGCGAAGTCCCGTCGCACCCGGCGCCCGAGGTATCCAGCAGTCTCGTTCCAGCGGTCTTCCGGTGAAGGTGTGGACTAGCGATATCGCCTCTGTCGCTTGAACCTGTAGATCTGCTCTGGCGCTGCCAAGATAGAGGCATGAGCAATGTCCACGGATGCCTGCCTGGCATCTATCGAGGAACTTGCTATGACAACCTCGACGTCCTGAGTAAAGGCCGGATACGGATCAGCATCCCTCCGCTCTTTGGTGACGACGCAACAGGATGGGCATGGCCCTGCTCCCCGACCCTCGCAGTCGGTGCCCATGCGCGGATCCCGAACATCGGGGAAGGTGTATTCGTCATGTTCGAGGCTGGCGATCCTGATCACCCGATCTGGATGGGGGTCTACACATGGCAGCCGTAATCCCCGCCATCGAAATCGCACTTCCCTTTCGGCTTAATGGGGGAGGAGGCATAGCTTTCACGTCCGACTTCACCGAACAGATTCGGGCGCACGTCTTCTCACTAATTGGCACCGCGCGCGGGGAGCGAGTGATGCGCGGAGACTACGGAACTGACACAATCGCCAGCGTCTTCACCGGCATCACTCCGGGGCTGTTGAGCCGCATCCAGGATGACATCATGTCTGCGGCGACCACCTTCGCTCCCGAGGTAACAGTTACGAAGATTGATACCGTGAACACCCCCGGCAGCGGACTGTTGAACCTCACAGTTCACTTCGTCGTAAATCAGTCTCAGCAGCAGGCCCTGTCCACCACGATCACGATTCCGGTGCAGTAAATGACGAGTCCACTTCCTTCCGCCCCAAGCATCGACTACACCAGTCGAGACTATGTAGCCGTTCGCGACGACCTGATCAATCTCATCCCGTCGTTCATGCCCGGATGGATCAGTCGATCCCCCAACGACTTCGGCATCGTGCTGCTTGAGCTCTGGGCCTACGTGGCAGACCAGATGAACTACTACGCCGACCGAGTCGCCAACGAGGCCTATCTGGACACGGCCGTTCAGCGAGAGAGTGTCATCCGCATCGCACGGATGATGGGCTACACCCCGGCTAGCGCTCTCGCGGCGCAGGCCACTCTGACGTTCACCAACTCCACTGCATCTGCGGTCGTTGTCCCGGCTATGGCCCAGGTCTCCACCCTCGTCGACACCGCAGGCGTAACCAGCTCCCAGATCTTCGAGACGGATGCTGCTGTCACCGTCCCTGCATCCGGCACAGCCACCGCCAGCGCCCATCAGGGCACGACCGTTGCCAACGAAGCGGTTGCGACCAGCACCGGCAAGGTGGACCAGGTATACGCGCTGTTTAACAGCAACGTCATCAACGGCTCAATCGCCGTAACGGTGAATGACGGGACCCCCAGGACATGGAACTACGTTCCGCGTCTTGTCACCGCTGGCGCTCTCGACCTCTCCTACAGCCTCATCGTTGATGACCAGGACGTGACGTACATCCAGTTCGGGGACGGTGCCAACGGGGCTATCCCCGCTGTGGGGGCGACGATCACAGCGACCTACCGCATCGGTGGCGGGGTCGCCGGAAACGTGGGTCCGAACGCGATCTCCAAGATCGTGAGCGGAGTTCCCGCAGGCATCTCTGTCACGAACCCTGCGGCTGCGTCCGGCGGCGTCGATGCCGAGACAACCGACTCCATCCGGAAGAACGCCCAGACGGCTGCCAGCACCCTGCAGCGTGCCGTGACGCTTGAGGACTATGCCGCCCTCGCAACTCTGGTCCCCGGCTGTGGCGCTGCGAGCGCGGTCTCTGCCGTGAATACCTCGGTGACGCTCTATGTGGCCCCCTCCAATGGGGGAGGCTACGCGGGTGCTGGAGGCACGACGGGAGCTGCCACTGCAGCCCTGACCTCACTTCTGTCGACGGTGAGTACCTCGATCCAGAAGCCTGCTGGAACCAGCCTCACGGTGCAGGGACCGACCTATGTGCCGGTGAACGTAACCGTCACGCTGCACATCGCCGACCAGGTCAGGCAGTCTGTGACCAGTACTGCGGCAACGGCAGCCCTCCAGAGCTACTTCGCCTTTGCCAATATGGCGTTCGGGAAGACGGTGCCCTTGGACGACATCTATCAGACCCTCCGTTCGGTAACCGGAGTCAACTACAGCGACATCACGGTCCTATCAAAGACAGGCAGTGGTGCCACTGCCTTGACATTCGCTGCTAATGAGTTCCCGGTCGCGGGCACCGTTACCGTAAGCGCCGTGGGAGGCATTTCCAGTTAGCCACCCTTAGGAGGACTCTCCTAGCCGATCATGGCTAGGAGTAGTCCCCAAGGCGAGGAATCGTATGTCTGCCTACCCCAGTAGCATCGTTGTCTTTTCACCGCACCTCAACCTGACTGAAATCATCGATGCTGCGCACCCCAACAACCTGCAGAACGAAGTCACCGCCATTGAGGCTGCTCTCGGCATCAACCCTCAGGTATCCACGTCTCCCAGCAGTAGTGGCATCTTCATCGGATCCTCCACCACTTTTGCTAACCTCGTCGCACGGCTAGCCAATATTGAGATCGGCGTCGTCGCTGATGCTCATACCCAGTATGTCCACAAGACCGGCGGGGACACGATCTCTCCGGCCCCCGGCGTGGTGGGTCAGACGATCGAGCCGACTGGACCGCCAACCACGGATTTGTGGCGGATCAAGGACGATACGGGAGCCGTCCGGATTGCGGTCAATTCCGGCTTCGAACTTACGCAGGACGGCCTCCAGGTCATCGACACCAGTGATGCAGCATCGGCTGTGCAAGGGCTGTCATTTGGCGGCAGTAGCTCGGTTGGAAGCCTGACTACCTTCGCCCGCGAGGACCACAAACACTCCGTACCGGCCATCCCAGCGACAGTAATTCCGATTGCCTTCCATATCGCTGGAGCATTCATCGTCGGTCGCAAAGCCCCCAAGTTCATCGCCCCCGTCAATCTGACGCTGTCGGCGGTGAACTACGTTCTCGATTCAGGCAGCGGTGCTACGTTCCGGCTTTCGTACAACTCGGGGGCTACGACGAGCGCCACGTCCACCGCCGCGTCCAACACCGTGAAGTCGATGACTCTGACAGACACCGTCCCTGCAGGCAGCACCGTAAGTATCGAGATCGTCGCCGCTGGTGGATCAGACCTATCCGTAACAGTGCTGGCCGAGCCCTCGTGATCTTAGTCGATGACCTCTTCGCGCGGACCAGCCTCAGCGGACTGGGGCTAAGCCCTTCGGGTATTCCCTGGACCCAGATTGTTGGATCCTCATCGGTGGCCAGCAACACTGCCACATTCACATCCGGAGCCCGGAGCATCGCTGTCCTTGGGCTGTCTGCTGATGGCACCTTCACGTGGCGCCCCTCTACGACGGGAGAGTTCGGGGCTGCCTGTTACTTCCGCGTCACGGACGCGAACAACTGGTGGCGGATGTCATTGCACCAGAAGTCGTATGCCTACAACTACATCTCGGGGTACAACTGCACCCGCAACGTCGCCGACATCACCTGGCTGAACGCGGACGGCTCGCTGGCACAGACGAACTACATCAACTACGAGGCGACCGTCGACTTCTACTCAGCGACGGATGTCACCGAGACACACGACGTACCTACCTTCCCCGTTTACCAGCAGCCCTCAAAGCAGTACGTCACAACCTGCCAGCCCATCTACGCCAGTGGCATCGAGGTGTCTCGGTACGTTCTGCTGGAGAAGTGCGTCAACGGAGGACTGCAGACGACCTACACGTCTCTGGCATCCTCTGCAGCCACATACACCGTGACGTGCGCCGGTAGCTCTATCACTATCAGTGACGGGACCACGTCCTTGGCCACGTCGGACACCTTCAACCAGGCAGCCATCTACGCGGGTGTCGGCGTGGATGAGCGATCGGAGTACGCCGCTTCCAGCATCAAGTTCGCCGAGTTCACTGCTTCCTACTCACCCTCGGGTGACAGTGACGGGATCTTGCTGGGGTGATGATCAATGTCTAGGTATGGCCTCAGCATCTACGACGAGGCGTATTACGGGGATACCCCGAGCGTCTCTCTCATCGCGCCGGTCTTCACGCAGCAGTCCAGCCGCAGCGGTGCGATCCTCCTGCGTTGGCAGAACCCTGCAGCCAACACCTGGCTGCGCATTCGGCTTGTTCGGAACTCGTACGGCCTACCCGTAAACCAGGACGATGGCCTGGTGCTGATGGACAGCAACTCCGGCCCTGCAGCCACCGGCACGGTTGATCCTGCCGTCACCAGCTTCAGTGATAGCAACGTCGCGGCACCCAGCTTCTACTACTACTCGCTGTTCGTCTCAACCCTGCAGGGCATTACCGTCAACTGGACGCGCTCGGCCGACCTCATTGCGGCTGCCGTGATGGACCACGGCAGCGGGGACTACCTCCTGTCACGGCTTCCCAGCGTCTACTCCAACAGCCAGGGTGCCGTCGATGAGACGACCAGTGAGACGCTCCCCATCCGGAACTTCCTGGGCATCTTCGGCGCCGACCTCAACCGCATCAACGACTACCTCAACGCCCTCTACTTCGTCGAGGATCCCGAGCAAGTCCACGGGGCGCTGCTGCCGTACCTGGTGAAGCAGTGGGGCTTCGACTATGAGCTTCTCTT